TCAATATGGTTCTTATTTCGTAGCGGTGGACTTAGCGGGATTTGAGGAAGTTGCCAAACAAGCGGCTAATTCCAAGAAAAGGTTGGATGAGACTGCTATCTCAGTGGTGAAGGTTACTGATGATGGTAAGTGGTTTGTCGAGAAGATAGAGCATGGTAGATGGGATATTCGGGAGACTGCGGCTAAGATTCTCTTGGCGATCAGGGATTACAGACCTTTGAGTGTTGGGATAGAGAGGGGGGCGTTAAAGAACGCTGTTTTGCCCTATTTGAGCGACCTTATGAGGAAGAACAACACCTATGCCCATATCGTGGATTTGACTCATGGGAACAGAAAAAAGGCTGATAGGATCATTTGGGCATTGCAAGGAAGGTTTGAGCATGGCAGAATTGTGTTAAATTCTGAGGGAGATTGGGATGAGTTTGTTGACCAGTTAATCCTGTTCCCTGCTCAAGGAGTCCATGACGACCTACCTGACTCTCTTAGTTACATTGACCAACTCGCTGTTACATCCTACATGGAAGAGGATAACAGTGATGATTGGCAACCTATAGATATTATTAGAGGAGTGTAATATGGATCAAACCATAGCAAATATACTTAGGAGTGCCTCAAACAACCCTGATTATCAGCAAATTGCTGATTATTTGATGAGTAGGCGATCTTTTCCAGAGATTGCTTATATGAATAGGCCTTCAAGTAGCTATGGTACTTTTACAACACAAAGTTTATTTGGTAATGCTAACGTTCCACAAAGAGGAATTGTTAGTTTAAACCGCAATGCCTCTACTGTAAATCCTGATTTGGTTGCACCAACACTGACACATGAATTAACTCATGCTGTTGAAACACAACTTTATAAACAATTTAACGAAATAAAAGCAAAATCTAATAAATCTAAAATTGAACGTCAATTTATAGATAACTTTGCAAAAATCATGGGCAATAAAGTTACAGAACAATCGGCTGCTATACAACCTGAATATACAAAAGAAAATTTTGGATATAGAACAAGAGGTGATGAAGGTTTAGCCTTTGCTTTGCAATATGCAAATTACCCAAATGCACCCTCTCAACAGTCAGCTCCACAACATATTGACCCTACAATTGCAACACAGTTAATGCTACTATTAGACCAAGCACAGAGAGTGCAAAATCAACAGCCTGCTTCACAAGGTAGGTAAAGGAATATCATGGAACAAAACGAGTTTTACCAGCCAACAGAGAACGACAAAGAGTTAACTCGATTCGTTATTGACCACTGTGATCGCTGGAGAGACTATCGCAACACCAATTTCCTTGATAGTTACCTTGAATACGAGCGTATTTTCCGTGGAGAATGGGCAGCAGAAGATAAAACTAGGGATTCTGAGCGTTCTAGAATCGTTACTCCCGCTACCCAACAAGCCGTAGAGACCCGTCATGCCGAGATTATGGAAGCAATCTTTGGTCAAGGTGAGTACTTTGACATTGAAGATGACCTAAAAGACATAGATGGCAATCCATTAGACGTTGAAGTGCTTAAAGCTCAACTGATGGAAGACTTCAAACAAGACAAAATCCGTAAATCTATCGACCAAATTGAGTTGATGGCAGAAATCTACGGCACTGGCATCGGTGAAATCGTTGTCAAAACAGAAAAAATCTTTGAACCTGCGACTCAAGCGATTCCTGGTCAATCAATGCAAGCCGCTATCGGTGTTGTAGAAAAAAATCGTATTGCAGTCAAGATTGTTCCTGTCAATCCTAAGAACTTCTTGTTCGACCCTAATGGAACAAGCGTAGATGACTGTATGGGTGTTGCCATTGAGAAGTATGTTGGCATCCACAAGATCGTTGAAGGCATCGAAAAAGGCATCTATCGCAAGGTTGATATCACAACAACCTATGAAGATACAGATTTAGAGCCTACTCAAGAGTTAAGCCAGTATCGTGATGAAAAAGTGTTACTTTTGACGTACTATGGCTTAGTTCCTAGAGAATATCTGACAAACAAAGATGATGAAGTTGCTGTGTTGTTTCCTGATGACTCAGTAGCAGAAGATTACACAGACATGGTTGAGGCAATTGTGGTGATTGCCAATGATGGGATGCTTCTCAAAGCAGAAGAAAACCCATACATGATGAAAGACCGCCCTGTTATCTCCTATCAAGACGATACAGTTCCTAATCGACTGTTAGGTAGGGGTACTGTAGAGAAATCCTACAATATGCAGAAGGCCATTGATGCTCAAGTGCGTTCACATTTGGACTCTTTAGCATTGACTACCTCTCCTATGATGGGTATGGATGCTTCTCGCCTACCAAGAGGTGCTAAGTTTGAGGTAAAGCCAGGCAAAGCCTTCATGGTCAATGGTAATCCTTCTGAGATTCTCTATCCATTCAAGTTTGGTGAGACAAGTCTGAATAACCTGAATACTGCCAAAGAGTTTGAGCGTATGCTCCTTCAGGCTACTGGTACTTTAGACTCTCAAGGCATGGTTTCTCAGGGTAATCGTGATGGCGCTGGCATGAGCATGGCTGTTGCTACGATTATCAAGAAATACAAGCGTACCTTGGTTAACTTCCAAGAAGACTTCTTGATTCCGTTTATCCAGAAGGCAGCATTCCGCTATATGCAGTTTGACCCTGAGAGATATCCTAGTGTGGACATGAGGTTTATTCCTACTGCTACGCTTGGTATTATTGCTCGTGAGTACGAACAACAACAGTTCATTGGTTTATTGCAGACCCTTGGCCCGAATACACCTGTTCTGCCGTTAATATTGAAGGGTATCTTGAACAACTCTAGTTTGACTAACAGATTTGAGTTGATGAGTGCTTTAGATCAGATGAGTCAACCTGACCCACAAGCCCAAGAGATGCAACAAGTTCAACAGCAGTTGGCTCTCCAAGCGGCACAGGCTCAGATTGCTGTCAATACAACACAAGCAGAGCAGAATCGTGCAGAAGCGGCTAAGTTGATGACTGAGGCTCAATTGATGCCACAAGAAGTACAGGCTAAAGTGATTGCTTCTACTACGAAGAATCTTCCTACAGGGAATGAATCTAATGAGTTTGATAAACGAGTGAGAATTGCTGAGTTGATGCTTAAAGAAGCTGATATAAAGAACAAGAGTAAAATCGTTGAACTTCAAATGGCTGACAAACAAAAGAATTTACAGCAAATTGAAAACGACTTTCTTGACCAATTATCTGGAGCTTTGAAATGATTAACATTGATGCACTGAATGACGAAGAAAAACTGGCAGCTCTGGAGTCAATTCACAAGTCCATTGCAGAAAGCAAAGAGATTCAGCGAAAGAAGATTACTACAAATGTAGAAATGATTGTTAAGGCTCTCAAGAAGATTGAGGCTGACCTTAAACAAAGATATGACGAGACAGGACAGTTAATTGCCAACCTAAAGAGTGGTGAAGATGGGCGTGATGGTAAGGATGGCAAAGACGGAAAGAATGGTAAAGATGGTAGAGATGGCCCAATGGGGCCGAGAGGCTACGATGGAGTGCCAGGTCGCAATGGCCTAGACGGAACAGATGGTGTATCTGTCACCGATGCTCACATTGACTTTGATGGCAGTCTGATTATCTCTCTATCTTCTGGTCGAGTGATCAATGTTGGTGAAGTAGTAGCGGCAGACATTGCCGAGAAGATCAAAGTTATCACCAATGGTGGTGGTACAAGTCAGAGTGTGTTGGATGCTATTGCTTCTTTACAGGCTCAGATAGATGCAATTGCCAGTGGTTTGGAATATCAAGGGACTTGGAATGCTTCCACCAATGTACCGACATTAGCCTCTAGTGTTGGTACTGCTGGTTATTACTACATTGTCGCCACCGCTGGTTCTACCAATTTGAATGGTATTACTGATTGGCAAATAGGCGATTGGGCAGTATTTAACGGAACTGTTTGGCAGAAGATTGACCAGACCAACCTTGTAACTTCTGTTGCGGGTCGTACTGGTGCTATTGTTTTAACGACTGCTGACATTGGTGGTTTGGGTACGATTGCAACTCAAGCGGCAAACAATGTATCTATCACTGGTGGCAGTATCTCTGGTATAACTGATTTAGCTATTGCTGATGGTGGTACTGGTGCTTCTACTGCGGCAGCGGCTATTACTGCTTTAACAGGAACTCAGACTGCTGGTTATTATTTGCGTTCCAATGGTACTGGTGCGTTTTTGTCTGGCATTCAGGCGGCAGATGTTCCTACATTGAACCAAAATACAACAGGTTCAGCCGCTACTTTGTCTCTGACAAACCCAGTATCAAGAGGCGGTACAAACTTAACATCTTTGACAAACAAGGGTGTTCTGTACGCATCTTCTACGAGTCAAGTTGCTACAGGCACAGCACTTCAGTTTGATGGCAATAACTTAGGCGTAAGTACGACACCAAGTGCTTGGTCTTCAGCTCATAGAGCAATAGAGATTGGCGACCAAACTTCAGTTTCTTTCTTCAGCAGTGGCGCTACAAAAGTCAGCACCTTTGCTACAAACATCTATAACGTATCAACTATTGGTGCTAGAGATTATTACAAAGCCAATGGTGTAGCGGCAAAGTACACTCAATATACTGGAGAACACGTTTGGTCAACAGCGCCTTCAGGAATTGCTGGCCCAACAACAGGCATCACAACAGGGAGAGTGTACACAAACTTAACAGCAGGTAATCAACCTGATTTTGGTGCTTCTGATGGCTTTGTTGGCACTATTTGGACTGCAACAAGCAGTGGCACATTAAGTAGTGGAACTGTTGTCCAAAATGTTGACTTTGTTGAGTCAATGAGGATTGATACCTCTTCTAATGTAGGTATTGGAACATCTTTACCTGGCTCTAGACTCGATGTCAAGGGAACATTAAGACTGTCTGGTTCTACTTCTGGTTATGTAGGTTTCGCACCTGCGGCTGCGGCAGGATCGACTACTTACACTCTTCCTACTGCTGATGGAACAACTGGTCAATCCTTGGTAACAAATGGTAGTGGTGTTTTGTCATGGGCAAGTGGTTCAGGCGGTACTGTTACTTCTGTAGGTGGTACAGGAACAGTAAGTGGCTTAACCCTGACAGGTACAGTTACATCCTCTGGTAACTTAACTTTAGGTGGTGCGCTTGATTTATCTGCTTACAACGGGGCTGGTGCTTTTACTACTCTATCAGCTTCTAGCACAGTAACCCTCTCTGGAGGTACTGCTAACGGAGTAGCGTATTTAAACGGCTCTAAGGTTGTTACAAGCGGTTCTGCGCTTACTTTTGATGGGACTGATTTTAGTGCTACAGGCACAACTACTGTTAACAGTGCAAATTCAACTCAAGTTGCGTTAGTTGTAAAGGGTGAAACTGGTAACGGAATCCGTCAAAGATTTATTGGTCAAGCATCTAGCGGTCAATACAACTGGCAAATTGGTACAAGTATTACTGCTGCAAGTAATTTTGAAATTATTCCGTCAACTGCTGTTGATGGTACGACTTTTAGCACAGCGGCTTATAGCATTACTGGAACTGGAACTTCTATTTGGGCTGTTGGCGGCTCAGAACAAATGCGCCTAACCAGCACAGGTCTGGGTATTGGTACAAGTTCGCCAAGCGCAAGACTTCATGTTAGTGGCACAACAAATTTAGACTTTATTGTTGATAGTACCAATGCGGCTGGTACTCGTATGGAGTTTCGTAGAAGCGGAACAGCCTACACTTATTTTGGTGATGCTGGTTCTATTCTTGGTAGTGGTTTTACAGGCGGAACTGCGTTATTGACTGTTGGCGCAAATCCATTGTATTTGGGTACAAATAGCACAACTAAAGCAACCCTCGACTCTTCAGGCAATCTAGGCTTGGGAGTTACTCCTGGAACATGGTCTGACGGAAAAGTAATTGAAATAAACACTGCTGGCAACGGTTTGTGGGGTGAAGGCAACTTTACAATTCTGTTCCAAAACGCCAGATATAACTCAGGATATAAATACGCCAGAACTGGCGTTGCGTCTTCACATTATGATTTGGAGGGGGGCGCACACAAATGGTACAACGCCCCATCAGGCACAGCAGGTGACGCTATCTCCTTCAGCCAAGCAATGACTTTGGATGCTAGTGGGGTGCTTTTAGTAGGCAAAACTTCCAACAGTGCTTATGCTGCTGGCGGTGCTTTGTTTGGAGTAAATGGTGCGGCTGACAATGGTGTTTCAATTGCTCAAAGCCAATCGACAGGGCCGTTCCTGACATTCTTTAACAGCGCCAATAGTGGCTTTGCTGGCATTTCACAAACTGCCGCTGGCACACTAACCACAAGTGCTACTACCGCTCTAGCATTTAATACAAGTTCAACACAGCGGATGATCATTGACTCCTCGGGCAATCTAGGCTTGGGAGTTACTCCTAGTGCTTGGAGTGGCGTTAAGGCTTTGCAAGTTGGTAGTGGTGCGTCTTTAGTTGACTTTGGTTCTTCTAACATACTTGTTGGCAGCAACTTGTATTTTGATGGGACAAATAACCGATACATCAATACAGATTCTGCCTCCTACTACCAGCAGAACAATAGTGTTCATTCATGGCATACAGCCGCATCAGGCACAGCAGGAGACGCCATTACCTTTACTCAGGCCATGACTCTGGCGGCAAGTGGTGGTTTATCTATTGGCACAACCACAGATGCAGGTGCGGGAAACATTTTGGTTGGCAATGGTCAAGTGATTGCTTCTGCTGGTAGTGGTAATGCCTATTCCGCTAGACTAAGTTGCGCTTACAACTTCCCGACTATTGACACTTATTTAGATTCAGTTGCTGGTACTTCATATTCTGGACAAATAATGTTCAGGACTAGTTCGGGTGGCGGTGCAATGACAGAACGTGCCCGTATAGACTCAAGCGGTAACTTGCTCATCGGAGATACAACAGCAGCTGCAAAATTATGGGTTTATAGAACAGATGTAGGTAATTTGCTTGGTGGACGAGCGACTAACGCCTCATACGCATCAACAGTTGGATTCCTTGGTGCAGATAGAAATACTACTAACAATAGCTTCTATTACCTTGATTGCTACAACTATGGAAGCACTACATATCGTTTGCGTATAGCCGATTCAGGCAATGTTACAAACACAAACAATAGCTATGGCGCTATTTCTGATGTAAAACTAAAAGAAAACATCGTTGATGCCACACCAAAACTTGCAGGATTGATGCAAGTAAAAGTGCGTAACTACAACCTGATTGGCGAAACAACAAAACAATTAGGTGTTGTTGCTCAAGAGTTAGAAACTGTTTTCCCTGCAATGGTTGACGAAACTTCTGACAAAGATGCAGAAGGCAATGACCTTGGCACAACAACTAAATCTGTGAAATACAGCGTATTTGTTCCTATGCTCATCAAGGCTATTCAAGAACAACAAGCAATCATTGAATCACTCAAGGCACGTTTGGATGCCGCTAATCTCTAACCTAAAGGAAAATCATGGCTATTTCTTATAACTGGTCTATCAATCAAATGGACAGACTTACCTCTGATGGTTTTGTCGTTACTGTTCATTACAATGTTTCAGCAAGTGATGGTGACTATTCAGCATCTACTTATGGCACTTGTGGCTATACCCAAGAAAGCGAAACCTTTGTTCCTTATGACGACTTAACTCAGGCAGTGGTCGTTGGTTGGGTTCAAACTTCTTTGGGTAAAGATACTGTAGAAGCCTCTTTGCAAAGCCAAATTGATGCACAGAAGAATCCTGTTCAACAGTCTGGTCTACCTTGGTAAAACGAGAAGCCATCACTCGATCTTGATGGCACATTAAAGGAAAATCATGGCAAACACGAAAACGCCTGTGACTATCGATGGAATTGAATATCAATTTGAGCAAATGACACAAGAGCAACAAACTCTAGTCAATCATGTGGCAGATTTAGACCGAAAACTAGGTTCTGCTAGGTTTTCTATTGACCAATTGCAGGTAGGCAGGGATGCCTTCTTTAAAATGCTTAAAGAATCCCTAGAAGTAGTTACTGATGTAGAGCCAAAATGAGTCCAGAACTTGAAAAGTACTACTCCGATCGCTTTGATATGTTTTCACAGCAGGGGTGGATAGATTTAATGCAAGATGTAGACAAAATGCTTGAATCTATGAATAATGTCTCTACCATTTCTGACGAAAAAAGTCTACAATTTCGCAAAGGTGAGATTTCTATGCTAGTTTGGCTACAAACCCTGAAATGGGTTAGTGAAAGAGCATACGAGGACTTAAATGAGAAGAATGTTTGATTTTGCTTGCGAATGCGGGCAGCGCACTGAGGCTCTGGTGATTTATGAGGTCTCCAGTATTCAGTGTGGATGCGGTGGGGTAGCCCATCGTATCGTAAGCGCACCTAACTTTAACTTAGAAGGTTGGTCTGGTCACTTCCCCTCCGCTTATGGGCGGTTTGAGAGCAGACACACTGATAAGTTGAAGGCAGAGCGCAAAGCCAACTCACAAGCGTAAAGCCGAGTTGATTATCCTACAACCATTTTGGCAGGAACAAAAATATGCTGATTGATAATGAAAAAGAGCCGCTAGGCGAACTCGAAGTAGAAGAGTCTAAAACTGAACTTCCTGAGAAATACAGGGCAAAAAGTCTAGAAGAGATAGTACGGATGCACCAAGAGGCTGAAAAGCTCATTGGTAAGCAAGCCCAAGAGGTTGGCGAAGTCCGTAAATTAGCTGATGAGTTGCTCAAGCAGAACCTCGGATCAAAACAACAGCAAGTTGAGGAAGAACCTGAAGTTGATTTTTTTGAGAACCCTCAGAAAGCAGTTCAGAATACGATTGATAGACATCCTGATGTACTTGCGGCTAGACAAGCTGGTCAAGAGTTCAAAAGGATGCAGATTCAGCAGAAGTTAGCGCAGGATCACCCTGATTACTCCCAAGTAGTCAATGATTCCGAGTTCCAAAACTGGGTGAAATCTTCACCTGTACGTTTGGGACTTTATGCAAAGGCTGATGGTGACTTTGACTATGATTCGGCTAATGAATTGTTGTCTACCTTCAAACAATTGCGTGGTATTAAAGCTAAAGAGTCTGAACAAGCGGGTAACGCACAGAGGACAAAGAGCATGAAAGCCGCACAAGTTGATGTAGGTGGCTCTGGAGAGAGTTCAAAGAGAGTCTATCGAAGGAGTGACCTCATTCGTCTCAAGATGACTGACCCACAGAGATATGAGTCTTTAAGTGATGAAATCATGCAAGCGTACTCTGAAGGTCGTGTTCGATAATTTAACTTAGGAAATTTAATCATGGCTAACCAAGCATTTTCCCCAACAAATAGTGTAACCACTACCTCCGCAGCCGCATTCATTCCAGAAATTTGGAGTGATGAAATTGTTGCCGCCTATAAAAAGAACCTCGTTTTGGCCAATTTGGTCAAGAAGATGTCTTTCAAAGGCAAAAAGGGTGACACTATCAACATCCCTAGCCCTGCTCGTGGTTCTGCTTCTGCAAAAGCCGCTACTGATGCAGTGACTTTGATCGCTAACAGCGAAACCAACATTCAAGTGTTGATCAACAACCACTATGAGTACTCACGCTTGATCGAAGACATCGTTGAAGTGCAAGCCCTGACATCACTGCGTTCTTTCTACACAGAAGACGCTGGTTATGCTTTGGCTCGTCGTATCGACACCGATCTGGTTCGTTTGGGTCGTGCTTTCAATGGCGCTACAGTTGGTACTGATGACTATGCTACTAGCAACACTACTACCAAAGCCTTTATTGGTTCTGATGGTACTACTGCTTACAACAGCACATCCTCTAACGCTGCCGCTTTGACTGATGCCGCTATTCGTCGCACCATTCAGCGTTTGGACGACAACGACATTCCTATGGATGGTCGTTTCTTCCTGATCCCACCCTCAAGCCGTAACACTTTGATGGGTTTGGCTCGTTACACTGAGCAAGCATTTGTCGGCAATGGCGATGCAATCCGCAATGGTGAAATTGGTCAGCTCTACGGCATGGCTGTGTTTGCTACCTCTAATGCTGATACTGGCGCTGGTAACTCTACCACTGATCGTATCTGCTTGATGGGTCATCGTGATGCGATGGTG